ATTCGGATGGTCGAGCGCGCTGATCCTGATATGCTCTACGTCTTCACGTTTACAGAACGTGTGAAGCTCATCGTGCCGGTGGTCGGGGTTACCTAGCGCAAGGTGTAGGTTGTGGTCGGCTGATCGAGTCTGGTCGATCGCGACCATGATTGCCCTGGGGATACCAGGCGTCTCCTCCGTAATGATAAGCATATGCTCGCCGTGGAGGCCCTGCGCCTTTGTCGCTGCTTCTTCGTCTGCTCCGACGCCCGATACAAACGCGGTCGCTGCCCACTTTTCCTTGCCCTCGGCATCAGTCGGTAGCATCCGCAGCTTTCCGGTATACAACTCTGCGGTCGGGAAATGCTTGCTGAACTCAGTAAAAAGAGCCCCGATTTCCTTCCACATGTTGAGAAGAAGCTGCCGCTCAGTCGGCGCCCACTGGGCGACAATCGCGTTATGGTGGCAGGCCAGAAACCAAAGCGTGACGCACGCGGCCAAGAAGGTTTTACCCGTTCCGGTCGCACTCTCCACGCCCACGTCCCGATGCTCAGCCAACGCTGTAAGAATTCTTAGGAGCGGATCCTTGTCGCCGTCCCATCGATGCGTTTCATATGACGGGTGAAGACTCCAGTGCAACGTTTCGGCCGGAACCTTTAGATACGTCGTTATCCACTCGAGCGGGCGATGGGCGTACGCCGTATGCGCCTTAACCGTACCGCCCCACACGCCAGCGTGCTCACGCTCCGCGATCTGCGCAGAGGCTTGCGCCTGAACTTGATTCTGTTCGGTCTTTGATAGCTGTGGGACTTCATCGACCAGGCGATCGATTTCCTTCACTAGCTAGTTTCGTCCTCGTCGTTTTCCTTGGGCTCTGGCGGCTTCGGCGTTATTACCCAGTCGCCGTCCAGCAAAACAACCACGGTATCACGTTGATCTCGGAGGGTGGCTTCAATTCCAGTGACATAACGCTTGAAGCGACCCTCGTGTACCGTGCCGTCTGGGAGCGTGACCGTAACGTCTTCACCGAATTCTAGGACTTCCCCTATGCCACCAGGGGGCACTGCTAGTACCTCTGCCCCGGCTTCGGCTTCGGGCGCGGCATCGGTCGACTCGTTTTTTTTGTCGGGCTCATCAGCTATTTCCTCTTCTGGTATGGATGGTTCGTCTTCGAGCTCATCATCTAACGGAGCCGCCGCCTCAATCCTGGCGTTTAGTTCCTTTCTGACGCTTGATCGAGGATTGGTGTGTCTGCTTTCTTCAGCCAGCAAATCAGCCAATTCCGCGACAGTCAGGTTCGGATGATCGACCAATGCCGCAAGCGCCTTCTTTGCAGTCATGGTCCGTGGATTGAACGGCAACTGTGTCATGGAAACCCCTTAGTATACGAAAATATTACAAGTAAATTACACCGGACGCAAAATTTTTGCTTGTTGCGTGTCGATCGCAGCGCACGCTTGCGACACTGCGTCGAGCGCTTCATCGCGCGTCATCTTTAGGGTAATTGCATTGCCGGACAGCAACCATACCCGTGATCGACGCCCTTTTTCCCCTGCGACGGCGAGACGTACCACTTCTGCGTCCTCGATGTCGGAAATGACCTCTATATTAGCCAGCTTGACAACAAACTTCTCAAGTAGCACGAAATGAAGATCCATTAGTTCGCTGATCCGTCCTGAAACTCCAGTATCTCGCTCATAAATCTTCCCATCTCGCCGGATTCAACCGCCCTTTTTTTGGCGTCATACCAGTCGGCCATCATCTCCATAAGCGCCAGCTCAGCACTCAACGAGCGATTAATAGCCAGGCCGTCAACCACGGAGCCGTCAGCCTGCACTGAGTTGGACTGATAGTGGACACCGAAAACGATGCCGTGCTCCGCAAGCCTATTAGATGCACTATCACAGCGGCCCGCCACCTCCTGCAACTCTTTTTTCTGTTCTGGCGTCTGCTGGGGGATAGTTTCTTTATTGTCCATACATCTCCTAGACTATTTAATAGGCCACACCGCGTCGAGCCCGAGCTCTAGCACCCGAGTTCTCTTGCAGTCGAGTAATACGCTTCCAGTATTCAACAGCTCTTGTGCGTGTCCTGCCCACTCCATCTTACCTAGCGCATGGCTCTGATCAAGGCCACATCGCTCAAACCATATAGCGGCCCGTGCGCTAGCCAACCACACTATCGCGTCGACCCGGAGCCGCTCGTTATCGCGACATCCAAGTTTTTCCTTTTGACGTATTTGTTTCTTGGATTGCGGCTTCCAATGCCTCATCTCTTTAACTGCTTGATGGATCATTGCAAGTGCCAGCGCCTTGTCACCCACCCAACCTCCAAATGCTCTCGGCAGGAGTCGAACCTGCACGTCCCCGTGACAGCGCTTTTTAAGGGCGCCGCGTCTACCATTTCGCCACGAGAGCAACTCCGAAGCACCCGTTAAAGCAATACTCCGATACCAAATGCTTTCCTAAAATGGCATATCATTAAGCAGATCATCGATCTCTGACAGTTCCGCTGTCTCTGGTGCCGCCAACTTACGTTCTTTTGCTATTGGAGCCGCAGCTTCTTGTTCAATTTTCCACGCTTTGATGTCCGTGTACCATCGACCGTTGTACTCGCGACTCGCGATGTCGATCGAAGCTGTGATTTTTTCGCCAACGCCAATCTCGACCTTGTCGATGCTGTCGCCCCATTGCACCATGCAAATCTGTTTGGGATAATTGCCCTCGGTCGTGAGAATGAACTCACGCTTGCGCCAGTTGCTGTGTGAGCTTGTGCCCGACTCTTCAGGCAGCAGTACATCAACGAAGCCTGTAATCTTTAATTCCATGTGTTTTTCATTGTGGTTAGACAAGATGAGTTAAGAATTACGATTGGCCGCTTACGCGACACGCCCTCCCCTAGCTATCACGACAGCCGCCAGCTCCCCCCACAGCTTGGAATTTTGCTGCTCGCCAATATCCAGAAGGTAGCCCTCAAGGATATCATCTGCGGATTTTCCTGAGTACAATTCAGGGTGATCCCGTGCAAGAGCCTTGACCTCTTCTCTGCCGCCGACACTCCTTTGCAGAAACGACTTCTTTTTAGCTAGCGTGTAGGCACGCGCAGCTTCAGCTAGAGCGGATTCGCGTTTTGCCACTACGGCCTTGGAAGCCACACAAAAATCTTTTCCCTGCATTTCATTCGCAGAATTCGCAGAAATATCCCTACCGCGCCCACGCGAGAAAATGCGGCGGCATGTCGTTGTCATTTTAGTCTTGCTTCAAAGTCATCTATGTGCGCTTCTAATTGAGCTAACACTTTCTTTTTGTTTCCCTTGAACCCTAATTCGGATTTGGCCATAGCGTAGCAAGTGCGGCCCCGACTAATCCGCATTCCTTGAACCTCGAGTTTAAGGCCGGAAGCCATGACTTTCAAGCGGTACAAAGGAATGTGCTCGCCTGTTATCCCGTAGCCGCCACCGTGAAATTCAATCATAGTGTCTCGCTTTTTGATATATCCCAAATATAAATTGCGCTCAACCTCCGAACCGCTGACCCCTGAAATACCCTACACCGTCGAATATCCTAATCCGCTCTACATGGAACTCCGTTCGGCCTTTATTCCACGTCACGACAGCGAACCCCTGACTCCAGTCTGGAAAGCTCACAAAGTCATCGCGGATCGCACACATGCAGCCAAGTCCCCACCATCCATGTTGCCCATTCCAATCGCGTTTTCCGAAATAACCGACTCGGTGTGTGTGCCCGCTCATGCCCCCGCGCCCATAACGGTCATACTCTTTGCGTTCTGCTGAGCCTGACTTGGCCGGTGCACTGTTACCGTGGATTAACAAAAGCCGATTATTCAATACTCGGAACTTCGGGTATGGTGTGATCTCCCAGCCGAGCTTGGCAACGCCGGTAAGGTTTTCCCACCTCATAGCTTCCATTACGGGGTCAAGTGTCAGCATCTCACCGGCAACCCTGTTCTCCGCCATCTTCCAAACTTGACGGCGTATCCGATCCTCATGGTTCCCAAGTAACCACCAATGGTCTGCCCTTGCCGTCAAGCTGTGGACGGTGCCGTGATGCTCCGCAGCCATACGGACCTCTTGCTTGAGCGTTGTTCGGTTGATCGGGTCTTTCGGGTGATCGCTGATCTGCTCGCAGTCCACCGTATCTCCGTGGTCTACTACCAGATCGGGGTTTGTCACATCTAGAATCTGGTAGAGGATTTCCAGAGTGGCAGGATCGTGGTGCGGAAAGTGAATGTCAGAGTAATGGACAGAAGTAAACGCGCCGCCAGTCGGGCGGGGCTTCTTCCTAATTGGGATGGTGAGGATGATCGGGATAGGCAGATCGGAGTGTTCCCATTTCTTCCGTACCTTGATCGCGACGTAGAAGCACGGGATGACAACTGCCTCGTCGTCAATTTTCATAGGCACGTCCCACTTCTTCATTTGCCCACTATCCGGCACAATCTCCCACACCTTCAGATCTAGTCCAGACTTAGCGAACAACGTCTCGGGGTCACGTATCGACCTGGAAGCTGCCACCCGCACATAGTCCTCACCGACATCTATTTTTTCATTCGGCTCAGTCGGTATACTCACCGCGCCTAGTCCCAGTTGGGATCGCCGCTTGATAATAGAGCTCGGGCCGCGCTTGCCGGGAAATCGCGCCTGAAACGCTTTTACGATAGATGGGCCGGTTGAGCCCGCCGCCACCATGTCTGCAATCAGCGCGTCTTCTTCAAATGTCCATAGTGCGCCACCAGCCAAAATCGGTTATCCCCCGCTAAGATATTTCGCCAGCTTAACGCAGCTCCAGGTCGTCATAATCGGCCTCTATCCAAACCCTGGCTCCGCAGGACAACGGCTTCTCCGGCGAGTACACAACTTCGCTGGGTCCGTTGATGCGGACACTAGCCGCATATTCGTTGCTCTTGTAAGTCTTTACTGTAATCACCGGCTCTCGGTTGCCGGCCTTAATATTACTTCGGATACGATGCTGGTTGATGTGTATTTTGGCTTTCATTTTCTTATCAACGGTTTCTCATTTCAAAAATCCGCATCTCCATACGATCTAACCGTTTCAGCACATCAGCATTGACGGACTCCAACCAATTTAACTTTGTGTTTTGGATGTGATCGGATGAGATGGGGGCATCTTGGTTTTTTTCCATCGAATCTTCGATTCGTTCGATTCCCTCAGTGTGCTGAGCGGATGCGTTGGCAATGGCGGAGATCCGTGCGTCCAGTTGGCTGTATCCCCAGACGCCAGCCATCAGGATACCGACAAGTTGAAGCAGGAAGCTAAGAGAGAAGCTGACGTTAGCCGACTCCTTGATCGCTTCCGGCGTCATTAGAAGGGCATCTCTAGCTTCACAACGGAAGAACGCGCCCATTCGTTCCACGGCTGCCATGCGTATGTAACGGCAAGCCGAAGCGAGCCAACCAAGTATGCTACGCCGGTGAATGCGAAATGCGGCTCCCATTCGGCGTAGTCAGATAGATCGGCACTTGCGCCGAAGTCTAGGATCAGGTCCGCTGTCGGTAGTAGCATGATCGTGGCACCTACTTGAGGCTGGATCACAGGCAAGCTGAAACGATCGAGCCCAAAAGTCAAAAGCAGGTTCGGCTCGAGAGGCCCTACCATTGTAACAACTGCCAACTCCCCAACTAGCTGTTGCCCTGACTCATCTCGATGTTCCCCAAGGCCCAAAAAG